ATTATTTCCTTGTCCTGGTACACCAGCGCCACCTCTACCTGCGCCACTATAGCCACCACCGCCTCCACCAGAACCACCTGTTTGACCTAAGTCAACAAATTGATTCTCGCTACCACCGCCACCACCGCCAACTGCATATATATTATTTAATCTACTGGAAGCACCGTTAATTCCAAATTTACTAAAACCTGAGACAGAACCAGCACCACCATTGCCAACAGTTACAGTTAAAGTTCCAGCAGGTAAAATTGCAGAAGTATCATATAGCATTCCTCCAGCACCACCACCTGAGTAACCACCTCCACCTCCACCACCAACTACTAATATCTCAGCAGTTCCAGCAGTTCCAATAGTAATAGAACCAGAACCAGTAAATCTATAAATGGTCTTTCCAGCACGAGTAGAAGAATCAACAGAAGGTGAACCAGTAGTAGCAGTAACTGTAGCCTTACCAATTCCACCTGCTGATACGGGGCTAAATAATGGCATTATGTCTCCTTAAGCGTACTTGATAGGACCAGCACCAAATACAGTGTATGTAGGTGTTGCTGCAGTTTTAATAATTGTATATGTGTATACATCAATTGATGATGCATTACCAGATGCAGGGGCTGTGCCACCTGAATACTTAGGTGTTACGGCAGAGCCATCAATGTTAAATGCTGTTTGGTAATATGCTGTGCTTCCATTAGTTACTAGGAAGTTAACAGTAATTGCATCACCAACAGCAAGGATAGAGTCAAGAGTTATACCAGATGCAGCCCGAACATTTAATGTCCAGTTGCCAGAAGCATTAGTTGTATAGTAAAGAATACCTTGAGTTGAAGCATCAAAGTTAACAGTTCCAGTTGCTGCTGTAGCAGATACAGTTGTACGTTCTTCTGGGCTAATAACTATTGGACCAGTTAAAGTAGGGGTAGTTGAGTTAGCCTTAGCATTTACTTGTGTCTGTATAGCAGAGGTGACTCCATCTAAGTAGCCTAACTCTGTTGCGGATACTGCAGAAGGTGCAGGGGCTGCACTCGCTATATCTCTTGCTTTAGTCATTTGTTATTTCCTCTACTATTGGCTTAGTAAATTCAGAACCATTCCAGTTATCACCTTTACCTACTGGATTTTCATCTGTATATTCAATGCATATAGAACCAGTTACTTCTTCTGCTATTTCTTTTGTATCAGCAACAATAATGTTTGATACTACATCATCAATTAAAACTGCATATTTAGCCATTTATATTCTCCTTAATTTTAATAGTAAATAAGAACAGCGCCTGAGCCACCATCGCCACCAGCGTCGTTACCAGCACCGCCACCACCAGCGCCGCCACCGCCAGAGCCACCGTTTTTGCCTGAACCATTAGCAATAGCACCTGCTCCACCACTACTACTTGGCGTAAAGTTAAAGAAAGTAGAGGCACCACCTAAGGCACCACCTCTACCACCAGAACCAGCAATAAAACCTGCTGTTGCATTAGCAGGGTCTCCATTTATATTACCTCGTTGAGTTGAACTACCAGCGACAGAAGCATAATTGTTGTAAGATGTAGTAGCACTCATTCTGAATCCTGTATTAGATGCTACTGCAGAGTTAGCCTGACCTTGCGCACCTGGGCCGCCACCGCTTACAAGTATGTCTAGTGTATTTACACTTGTACTACCGCCAGAAGAGCCGTTAGAGCCATTATTTGAACCACCAGCACCACCAGTGCCACCTGCGCCTATAGTTACACTCGACGGAGCAGGAATCCAAGCAGCAATTACAGAACCGCAACCACCACCACCACCTGCAGTTGGACCAACACCACTACCACCTCCACCTCCACCGCCAGCGCCAATAAGTACAGCAAAAACATTTTCTACAGGAAAAGTTAACCCTGATGTTGAGGAAGTATATGTATTTCTTAAAGTTAAGCCAGGTGGAATTGCAGCAACAGGAATAGTTAATGGAGGAAAAGAACTTTCTACTGGTGTAGGAAATACTGATAATCCCATTACGCTATCTCCACTCCGCTAATATGAAAATCTACAGATGTAGATGATGCACTGCCAGCAATTATTTGAGTTGCAGGAATAACTTGCTTTAAGTCAAAAAATACAGATGAGTTGGCAGCAATAGATACACTACCCAGCAAATCAATAGCATTGATAGTCATTGATGCTGTTACTGCAGAGCCTGTTGGATTACAGATAACTATATTAGTTACTACTGTAGTTGTACCAGCAGGTACTGTGTATAGAGTTGTGCTTGATGTTGCTGCTGCTGTTCTAGCCAGCACTTTGGTTGTTGTAGCCATTAGTTACTACCTTTCTTAGTATGCGCCCATTATGGACATTATTGTTGATGATTGTAAATCTACTTCTGCCCACTTAAGACCAGTTGCGGTTGATGAGTCAGCAGTTAAAACATAGCCATTAGTTCCTAGTGTTAGTTTACCAGGTGTATCTGCAGCAGTTGCTACTAGTATATCTCCCTTAGCATCAAAGAGTGTCTTGTCAATAGCAGTTGCTAAATCAAAGGCTGTAAAGGTAATAATTTCTAGAATGTCTCCAGCGGTAAGGGCTGCAAGAGATGTAATACTTGTGCCATTAGATGCTGTGTAATCAGATGTACGAGCAAGAAGGACACCATTAAGGTAAACTTGTTCTTTTCCTGGAAGGTATGAAAGGGTTATACCATTATCATCTAGTCCAGACTTTGATGTTTCTCCTCCTGTTGCTGTAAAGCGGAATCGGAAGATTGCTGCAGTTGAGGATATTGAACCCCAAGCAGAACCAGTCCAAGCGTACATAGTAGCGCCAGGAGTATTCCAGTAGATAGCACCAGTTATAAGGGCGTTACCATCATTGTCTACAGATGGAGCAGTTGACTTAGCACCTAGGTATCTATCATCAAAGTTATCATAAGTTGTAGCAGCAGCACTAGCAGAGGCTGCAGCAGCAGTAGCAGAGCCAGCAACTGCATCTACGTACTGCTTAGTGGCAGCACCTAGGTTAACTGATGGGTCTGCGCTAAGTACTAATGCACCTGTCATAGTAGAACCAGCCTTGAGCACCATAGCGTCAAAGACTGTACCGCCTGCTTGGATTGCTGTTGCAATCTCACCAAGAGTATCAAGTGTTCCTGGGGCTGAGTTAACTAAATTTGCAACTGCTGTATCTACATAAGCCTTAGTTGAAGCATCGGTACTTACTGTAGGTGTAGCAAGGTTAGTAATCTTTTGGCTATTAGCAGATACTGAACCTGTAGGTGCAGCCATCTGGTCTAAGCGAGATGCTCTTACTTGTGTATCAAAATCTGAGACTGTGGCTGCTAGTTGCGTACCAGTATGGTTAGCACGAGCATATGGGTCAGTAACCATCTTGGCTGCAGTAATAGTTCCATTAGCAATATCGGTTGCTACAATGGTTCCATCTACTAGGTCAGCAGAGGTAATAGTTCCACCAAGGTTTAACTTGGTCTTAGCAATAGCAGCAGATGCGTTTACGTCAGCATCAACAATTACACCAGTACCAATGGCTGCTGTCATAGTAGCATTACCAGTACCGTCAAATGAGCCAGTAGTTCCAGTTACATCTCCAGTAAGAGATATAGTGCGACCAGTTGCAAGGGCTGTGGCAGTAGCAGCATTACCTGTTGTAGAGCCAGCAGTACCTGATACGTTACCAGTTACGTTACCTGTTAGGTTACCTGTAAAGGTACCTGCAATAGCACCAGTACCAGTAATGGTTGGGCTAGTTAAAGTCTTATTAGTTAATGTCTTTGTGTTTGTAGTTGTTACTACATCAGCAACAGTTAAACCGTGTGCTGTGGTTTCATTTTCAGTGTGGGCGTTAACCTCACGGAAATCACGGCCTGAAGCCATATGGCGTACTTTAGCACCTGCTGAGTGGGCAACAATAGCAGATGATTCAATACCACGAACAACAGTTAATGTATTGCTTCCAGGAGCACTAGGAGAGACAACATCTACAATTTCTTCAAGAGCCGTATCTGGATCAATAACTATAGTAAATGTTTGACTGCCAGTTGGCGCAATAGATGCTAACAAAGCAGACGCACTATTGACCACCAAAGTAGTAGCACTTGAACTACCCGCTAATGATGAGGTTAGGGTAGTCTCCTGCGAGATGGATGAGTATAAGCGAGTTGTCATTTAGTACCTCGTGTAGTGGATTTTGGATGGGTAGACATCACGGAGTTTTTCAGATTCCTCTGTTAGTCTTTGGGTAAATAGAGCAAGTAAGAAACGAGCAGTAGAAGCACCAGAACCGTATTGGATTTTAGTGTCAGTTTGGTCTGCTTCAGCAGATGTATATGTAAGTCTGCCTGGATCAATAAAGGATGCTAAGCGGTAAGCAGCACCGTACATAATCACATCTTTACAGGATGAAGGTAATCCAGTTACAGTTTCAAATACCGCAGAAGATGCTGAATCGGTTAAAGTTGTAGGTTTCTTTAAATAGTAAACTTGTACAGTTCTTCCTGGGCTTATTCTATCATATACAGAGACGCTGTTTCTAGTAGTAAAACTAGTAGCATTAGCCAATGGATCATGGCGCCAAGATTTAACTGGAAGCCATTCATTAGATGGACCAACTACACTCCATGAGACATAGAGCACAGTTTGTACATCTGCTGGAATTTCGTAGGTAGTCTTAGTTGCTTGTAAAATAAATGTATGTGTGCCTACAGCAAATAGTTTAGGAAATACTGCATCAATTGTATCATTGATAGTTTTCTTTACAACAGTTTTAGGAAAAGATGGTGCAACCGTAACCTTTGTATTGGCAGTATGAGTAGCAGCAACCGTGCCATTGTAGCCACGACCATATGGGGGAACAGTCGCAGTATTAGAAATACGGTCATATGAATCAATCCAAATTAGTTCATCGTCAATCTCAATGAGACCCTTGCCAATGTTGCTAACACTTGCGAGGTTAAGTGTTGTGCTAGATGTGGTAATATTACCAGTTAAATGTGTAGTTCTGTCTTGGCGAAGTGTATAACCTGATAGGTTAAGTAACACATCGTCTACAAGATTGGCATAGGTCGTTGGCATTAAGAGGATATCCTTCTAAGGGCTTCGGGTGCTTCTAAGTTACTTGTTGAACCAAGTAAGTTACAAATACCGTTGAGGTCTAAAAATGTTGTTGGGTCTGTTTTGCCAGCCTTACGATTGAGAGCACCCTGTATACTTTGACCAGTTGTGCCTGCCCATACGTTGGCTGCTTCTTGATCGCCCTTATAGGCTAAGATGGCAGGGTAAGTGCCACCATTAGCAAGACGATTTAATTCAGCACTAAATGTAGAACCTAAAGTTCCGACGGCCATTTTTAGCGGCCTCCAGCCTTCTTCTTAGCATCTGCAATAGCCTTCTTTTGGGCTGGTGATAATGCCTTGATTCCAGTAAACTTAACTGGCTTTGTACCGCCAACAGTTCCACCACGAAGTCTGCCTTGCTCTAATTGAGCAGCGGTTGGCTTTGGTGCTACATAAGTCTTCTTAGGTGCCTTTGGCTTAGGGGCAGCATTAGGGGTATAAACATTAGATGCTCCTGATCTTGCTTGCGCAGATGAGATCTGGCTTGCAGAAGGGGCCTTAGGAGCCTTGTAAGGGGCCATAGAGGCCATAGGAGCCTTAGGGGTAGGGGTTGATGTAGAACGCTCACCAGCACGGAAGGAAGTGCTCTTGGTCGATGGCATAATGTCATACTTAAAATTAGATGGTGCTACTACGCCGTTAGGCTTGAATGCCTTTGCTTGGTTGTTACGGCTTGTGTAGTTAGTACGTGACTTAGTTGACTTTGCCAACTTTGTTAACTTAGCAGTGGTTGCTCTTAGATCGCTAGCAGCAATTGCAAGATTAACTCTTTGAATCGCTAGATCTACTTCGCTGTTGTCGTTAATATCGGCCATTTTATTTCCTCGCTATTTCTTTTTGGATTTTTTGGCTACAGCAGCATTATCTATAAGATTAGGGTAAGGTCGACCAGCAGCCTTTGCCCTTGCCTTAGCAGCACTCTTTTGATTTGGTGTTAGTTTGGTAGAAGTTTTTTTAGGGTTCTTCTTATCCCAAAATTGTTTTTTCATCCGCAGTTACAGTCCCATGCTCGAAGTGATTTATTGATTCTAGAGTTAGGATCTCTAGCAGTTTTAGCAGAGGTAAGTTTAGACTTCATACCGCACATACGGCTACAGAAAGACTTACGTCTTGCAGCAGACTTAGGTGACTTCTTAGCCTCAGCCTTCTTTACAGGTGGCTTAAGATTCATGCCTGCTGCTTTTGCAGAGGCTCTACCCTTGGCGTTTAATCCGCCTTTAGGATTTTTGCCCTCCTTGCGAGTCCACGCTGGTGTTGTCGCCATTTTTCTTTCCTCCAAATATTGCATTGTAGTAGTGAACATCAAATGAGAATCTCTTCATGTGTGGAGCCAAGGCTCCTGTATGACACCATAATGGAATCTTTACTTGGTGACATATAGCAAAGAAGTAGATATCTTCTCCTACGAAACTATCAGCCTTGCCCTGTTCAGCAAATAAGCGAATGTCTCCCTTATCATCTCTAATCTTCTTGACTACGCTTCTGTGCATCAAGATGAGTCCCATACCTGCTGCATCAACCTGAATTAGTTGATCTACTGGCATAGGGTGGATTCTCTTAGAGAACACTCTGCCATCTTCATCAGCAAACTTGAAGATAGTAGGCATTGGAATCATTAGAGGTTCCTCAGGATTATCTGAAGTAAAGTAAACTCCAGTAATCATAGGCTTTGACCATTTGTCTTTAGCATTCCAAAGTTTCATAAATATCTCTGGATTGATTACTACATCTGAGTCTACCCATAGTAGCCACTCTGATTTATTAGAATCATACCAATGGTTGATTAACCGATCACGCTGTCTAGCGATCTGATTACCACCACTGCGGATAGTTGATTCAAACTTAATACCTGATTGAAGTAACACATCGGTTACCCCAAGCATAAACATGCCGTCTACGTTGCCGTTATCACACCATGCTAGCGATACTGTTTCTTGCTTTTGCCTCATAAACTATTCCCCTGTCTTTGTGGAATTACCTAGTTACTTTTTTCTTAGGCGTTTTGTTTATATACTTACCGCCTACAATTTGGTCAGAGCGTGTACCCTTTTTGCCAGTAATAGACTTAATTGCCTCTTTAACTTGGCGACGAGTATTCCAGTCAGCACGGGTATCATTATCTACAATCTTCTGTAAATACTCTGATCCAGGCTTACCACCTTGGTTTCTGTCGATTGAAGCAACAAAACCAGTACCCATAGCGGTAGGAATATCACGTACTTCTCTAGCAACTATGCCAATACGTCCAGCAACAGATGATAGAAAGTTTTGATTCTGACGAGACTTGTCGTCTGCTTTAAAGCGAGGTTTATTTACCACCTTTAACTCCTGATACTTTCTTAAGTCTAGGATTAGCCTTTACAGCCTTCTTAGATGCTTTGCGAGCACCGGCGGCAACAATTGCTCCAGCACGCTCCATTGAGACACCTTGCTTTGCAGCAACCTTTTTTTGGACTGCTTTAAATCCTGGATGTGCTTTCTTTTTCATTGTTTCTTCTTTCTACGTGCTACGACTATTTTGCCATTTTTTTCTGTAACTTTCATACCAGCAGATTCAGTCTGCCGTTTAAGTTGGTTATACTTTTGAGCAGCAGTAAGTTTTGCCTTAGGCATTACTTCTTCTTGCCCATTTTCTTCATGGCCATCTTCTTCATAACCATTTTCTTACCTGTTTTTTTGGCTTCTTTTTTGGCCATAGCCATTCCCTTTGCTGTGTAAGCAAATTCTTTTCCGTTTACTTTTGGCATTAGATTATTCCTCTTCCTGGTTCGTCGGCTTTAAACGCTTTGCCGAAGTGGTTTGATGCAGCAACTGCTGCGTTTATATCTTTCATCTGTGTAGAGGCAGGTTGTATACCTTGAGCACGTGCATCACGGTAGGCCTGTAACTCCCCATCCCACTTCTTAGTTGACATGCTAGTGCGAGTAGATGCCTCGCCTGGATTCAACTGTAAAGCGGAAATCTTGCAACCAAAACATCCATCAACTTCTACTGGATGTGTTCTTTCCCTGTGTAAAGACATTCCCTGTTATCCCTAGTCTGCTATCGTTATTGTTTCTATTGTATATCCCGCTGCTTCTAAAGATGTCTTCTCAGCAAGGGAAACTTCATATCTACTTCCACCTAGGTAGTAGGCTTGGGCTGCATTCAATTCATCAATGTATGGATAACGTGCCTCACGATAAACACCATTCTCCTTAAGTACTGATACACCACGTTTTAACTTCATGCGATAGTGTAGCCTATTGTACCCTGCTGGACCTTCCATAACGAATGGTGGTTCGAAGTAATATTTATAAGTTGGCATTTGTTCTCCTTAGTAGTTTTACAGATAGGGCTAGAGTTGCCCCTAGCCCCATCTATCTAATTACTTAGATTAAGCCGCTGGACGAACTGCTGATGCAGTCTGTACACGCCATAGAGCGTCTGGACGGTATAGGCTCCAACCTAATACTCCGTACCAGCCGATTGGGCGTAGACGCATCAACTTGTCGGTCACTGGACCAATTACAGTGTGTGGCTCTTCAGCAACAGCCTCTGCAAGTGCTTGTTGACCCATGATAAATGTGTCGTACACACGAGTTTGTGTTGTGCCTGAACCTGCGCCTGCTTGTGAGTTAGGTAGACGTGGAGACTCGATGAAAGCAACGCCTTCAAAAGTTCCAATCTCGCCTGCGTAAATGCCTGCTGGGTTTACGTACTCTGCAGGTTGACGCCATGAAGCAGTTCCTGTTTCTGCACGAAGATCGTGTGAAACTTCTGGGTGGATGTATGAAGCAAATAGGCTTCCACGACGTGGAACTACGTTTGCTGCACGCATCTTTGCTACTACGTAGCGGATGTCTTTTGCCTTCAAGGTATCTGTTGCAGATACACCTGTTACGGCAGCAGTTGAGATTGCTCCAGCGATTTCGCGGATAACCTTTGTGCCAGCCCCAAGAACTCCCTTGATAACTTCATCAAGAGAATCGTTCAAGTTGTAAGCAACAATGTTAGCAAGTGCTGGCTCTACATCTGCAAGTGAGAATAAATCTAACTTACGTGTTGAGATAATTGAGTTACCGTACTCGTTTAGAGTTACAGCAACACTTGTTGTAGCAGGTACTGCTACTGCATCTACGTCAACTGTTTCAGTTAGTGTAGATGTCTTTACTGCCAAATCGTTGTAGATCTGGAATAGCACGCTTGAACCAGCGTGTGTTTGTGATACGGGCTTCTTATCAGCAACTTGACGGAATGATGGTACGGAACGAAGAGCAAACTCTACGAGACGATCATACGCCTGTGTTACAAGGTTAGCACCGACCACTGTGCCTGATTGCCCTGCGGGCAATGCAGCAGCGGTAAATAATGACATTTAGTCATATCCTTTCGGTTAGTGTGAAATTACTACGATTGTGAACCGTAGATTAGGTTTAGAATATCTTCGGCAGATTGAGCAGATTGGATTTTAATACCCATGTCCTCAGCCTTGTCGGGGGATAAAGCCCCTGTTGTTACATTGTCCATTTGACGAATAGACGCTACATCTCGAGAATCTACTTCTTTCTTAGGTTGTACTTGAACACCGAATATTTCAGCGTTCTGTTCCAACCAAGATGAAATTGCTTCTTCCGAAGCATCTAGATCACTTGGAACGAAAGCGGCAACTTTTGGGTTTACGCCACGGGATGCAAATACATCCTTCAAAACCCGCTCTCTTTGGGATTTACTGAGTTCACCTAAAGTGGACTCCAGATCCTTGTTTCTCTTTTGCTCGACCTTTAAGGCCTTGCGTAGTTTCTTTACAAGGTCTGTATCTGAATCAAATGTTGTCACATTGACATCATCATCTTCTTCATCTTCATCCCAGTAGTTATCGCGGTTGTTGCTCATAGCAACTTCTCCCTTGTTAGTAGTTGGCGTACGCCTCATTAAAGATAGGGGCATCTATAATGGCTCGTACTATCGGTTTTATACACCGCATGGACCGATGGCTCCATGTCGGGAATCTAGTTAGTACTGTCCTGCTACTGATCTTCTGCCTAGTGATTGAGTTGTCAATCCTGATCTACCACTAAATGACATCGCTTCTTGCTCTGCTAATCTCTTTTGCAAAGTAGATTCGATACCTTGGAACTCTTGTTGTTCAAGTTCTTTTTGGATATCAGCCTTTGTTTTACCAGCAGGGCGATTGTAAATATCTGTAAGTTTAGTCATTGGTTGTAGGCTTGCTGCTACAGTTGCATAACCCTTAGAAGCAACACCAGAAACTTGACCTGTAGTTAATCCTTGAGCAGTAAGAGCAGCACCATACTTCTTGATGTCCTCAGCATTTACAACTAAGCCAGTCTCTACATTAGAACGACGAACTGCCTCTAGGGCAATTGCTGCAGTATTAACATTTTGCTTCATTTTCTCAACGCCAACATCTGGATCTAAGAAGAAATCAGTTAGGCCTTGACTGCCAGAAATGTATCCCATCTTCTTTAATGCATCAACATATGCAGGATCTGAAGTAACTGCTGCTAGACGTGCTTGATTAGCACCCTCATTAAATGCAGCAACTGATAATTTATTCTTTAAATACTTTTGGGTATATTCAGTATTTGTAAATTTAGAGTCTAGACTAAATCTAGTGGCAACATCCTTATATCCTTCTATAGTATTAAATAACTCAGATGGAGTATATTTATCTGTTATAGAATCATTATAGAATCCATATTTGCTATAGAAAGGTGATGTTAGAACCGTTCCACCCTTAGTAGTAAAATCTTTATTGTTTAGGTAGATCTCTGTAATAGAGTCATTATCTAGTCCCTCTTTTTTGAGAGCAGTTAAGAACGATACAGAATCATCTACCAAAGTAGCAGGAATACCCTTGCTCTTTAGAACCGCCTTAAGTACGTCAACATCTTTAGTGCCAACTATTATATCAGGAGTCTCATCTTGAGGAGGAGGAGGAGGTGGAGTTTTTGTATTAGAAGAAACGATATTTCCATTAGCATCAATAGTTACACCATAAACATCAGAACCAATTTTTATAAGGTTAGAGATATTTTTCTCTAGATTTGCTGTTACCTGTGTAAGACCTGCAATTACGTTTGCAGCATTTACTTTAGGAGTCGCAACAGGCTTATTAACAACTGGGGGTTTAGGAGTTGTTACTGGCTTAACGGCAGTAGTTCCACCTTGTTCACCTTTACGAACAACTGGTGCTTTAGCAGTTTCTTTTCTTATCTCAGCCATTATCGCCCTAACTTAGATGCTATGCTGTCTGCAAGTGCTACTGACTTATTGATGGCAGCAGAACTTGTGGCATAGCGAGGATCTGCTTCATATGCTTGTTGGAACTCAAGATCATTCATCATGCGATAAACACCTTTGTCGTCTTTAAAGTTAAGAGCCTTTTTAACCAAAGGGTCATCTGCATAGGTAGTTCTACCTAATACCTTAGTCAATGTATTAGCCAAAGGATTTGTATATTTAGCAGCATCTTCTCCAGCATTTAATTCATTAGCAATTCCTAGGTATTGTTTAGCCGCAACCTTGCGACCTTCTTGTAGGAATGCCTGTAGTTTTTGAGTAGCAACTGCATCATCTGATGATGAAAGAACATCCTTGATAACACCAGATACTGTCTTAAAGTCAGGTTCTGGTTGGTAGTTAGAAGTATAGGTATTTACAATAACATCATAAAGAGACTTTGCTTGTCCACCAAGATCATCTCTTGAATCCATCTCATAGTTCTTTACAAGGTAATCAGCCAAGAATTGCTTCTGCTCATTCTCGGTAAAGCCCTCACCCTTTGTAATACTTGTACTTGTAGTTACTTTACCTCCAGTAGAGGTAGTTGTAATAGTCTGACCCTTTTGACGCTTAGCCTCAGCATTGTAAAGGTTCATGTAATTCTCTATTTGAGCCTGACTTGGGAATGCACCAAATGTCTTATAGTAGGCATCTGATAGGCTAGCCTTGGCATCTGTAGGATCTATTAACTTAATAGAGGTTGCTACCTGCTTGCTAAATCCACCACCACTAGCACCTTTGTTTTTGTATAATTCTTGCAGTACTTGCTCAAATGGAATACCATTCTGAAGAGCAATTAATGATACATCCTTAAGGGCAGCAGTATCTTTATTTCCAAAGACACCTCTAGGTGTAGTATCGCTAGATAGACCACTACCACGAACTAATGCTTGAAGGTAATCTAATTTATTCTGGAATCCTTCTTGAGGAGTATTTCTCCACTCAAGTAAGAACTTACTGATAGCCTTTGAGTAGGCAGCAGGATCATTGTATACTCTGGATTGTAATTCAAATCCACCCTCTTTTTGTACCTCAGCAAGTTGTGATGCTTGTGATTGGTACTGTGGTCCAGTATTAAATGCCAATTTATTCCTCTACCTTCAATAGTGAAGCAAACACTCCATAATACATACGAGCAAATGCTGGGTTTTGAACTATTAACTGTGTTGCTAAGTTATTTAGTCTACCTGCTTGTTCTTTTGCATACCAAAATCCACTACCAATATTAGGTGTGGCAGTAGTTCTAACCTCTTGTAAGTACTTCTCTACAGACTTATAAGCATCAAAGAACTGCTTTGTCTCATTGTAAATAGGAGACTTTTGAAATGCAGGTTCTACTAATGCCTTTTCGACGTTAGCAACCTTTTCTCTAGCAGATCCAATATCTACTGACATAACAGGAGCAGAGCCACCAAATTGATTATTTAGTGCCATTAGTTGCTCTGTATACCAGATATCGCTATATCCTAAATCGGCTTGTTGCTCAGAGATCTGAGACTTAGCCATTTGGTATACAACGTTCTCAGCATACTGTTCTAACTCTTCTGGGCGTAGGTTACGACGACGGCCTGTAGCCTTTTGCCAGTTATAGTAAGCAGTTGCTGCTTCTCCACCAGGGAAGAAGTAAGGGACAATATCGCCAGTCTTAGTAGCATACTTATCTGCAACATCTGGATTCTCATTTAAGAATGACCAAGCATCTCCAGTACCACGAACTGATCTTGTAGAACCAGCAAGGATAACTAATAGATTCTTAATACCAAACATATCAGAGAACTCACCAATAGCACCAAAGTAATCACCAGGATACTTCTGTGCTATCTGATCGTATGCTGCATATAATGCTGTTTGAGTACGTAGTTTTCCATCTTTGTCTTTAGCAAATACTTCTTGAGAAGGAGTTGCTGGAGCAATAGACTGGAAGAATGCAGTCATCAAACCTGTCCAACGAGACAAGCCACGAGCATCATTAAATAATTGATTTCTTTCAGTATCGCTGGCTAATGGGTTATCACCATAATCACCAGTAGATGCTAGGTATGAAGCCCAGTCTTTAACGCCACGCTCAACTTGAGTACCGTTGTTAATAGCAAGTAAGAATGATTTTTTTAACCATGCTGGAAGAAGTAAATCTTGGATACCTTCAGGTTCACCAAATGGGAAAATGATCTGACGCATAGCATCCCATTCAGGACCAAATGCTTTAGACTTACCACTTGCTGCATATACAATCTGCCCCATAGGTCCAATTCCTGGAATTGCTGGGTTGACTGCACCAAATACAAGGTTTAAAGATTGAACTGGAGCAGTAATCTGTAATGCTTGGGCAGAGTCAATATTCTTGCCAGCCATAGCACCAATGATACTTCCTGCTAATGGATAACGGAAGCGAGTCTCACCAAATTCATCTTTATAAAAAAATCCTTGATTTTCATCATACTTAGTTCCAGTTAGATCATAGATAGCACTAGATCCAGATTGAGTCAAAGCATTGTAAGCACGGCCTAGTTTATAGATCTGTACTGGATTCTCTTTAACTAATTGAGTCCATTTGTACATTGTATTAAACTGTGCCTGCGCAAATGGAAATATAATTCTCCAAGCATTTGCATATTGGCGTTGTTTTGCAGCATCATAGAATAACTCTTTAGTATATTTAGATGCCTTCTTAGCAGCCATTGAATTCATAGTATCTAGATCGATACCATCAGTAACTGACTTACCCTTTTTACGGGCAGCAATCTCTTTGTTAATAGCACGCAAAGATGGATGACGACGCATACTTATATTAGCGCCATTAATAGTTAGTGGCGATAATGACTTTTTGGCATTTACCAAAAGCGCATCTAAAGCATCATCATTAATCATGCCTACATAACGGCCTACATGGTCCCAGTATGACATACGAAACTCAGGGGCAAAGTTAACTACGTTTTCTAGTTTAGTAGCAAGGTCAAAGAACTTATCTACTGCTTCAAGTAAAAACTTTCCTTCGTATTGACCAAAGCGTTTATCACGAACATGGATAACTGTAGAATCAACCATGTCTTCTCTTGGGAAGTTACGACCTACTAGGGCTCTAAAAGCATTATCTTCGTCAGCAAAGTCATTAATGTTTCCTACTTTAGAATAACGAGGAATCTTAATCTTAACGCCGTCTTTGATTATTTCACCATCAGCCAGTAATTGTCTAATAGCAACTGATCCAGCACCAGTTCCAGCCACATTATCTACATAACGGGCTACAGATCCAGTAGATGTTTTATCAAATAGGTAAGATTTAACATTCTCGGGAATAATATTTTCTGGACTTAGGTTATACTTACCATTAACTCTCTTTTGATCTCTCAAAAAGATTTGAGCAAAATCTCCAGTTTCAACACCGTTTCTTCCACCATTTATGAGTGACTCTAAAACGCCTTTAAACTTATCGCCTTCTCCAGAAATTAATAGACGAACCATATCATCTTCTTGACCTGTGCCAGCATATCTAGCAACTAAAGGTATTAAAGCATCTGAGTGAGCACGAATTAAAGTATTAGATAGACCAACATGGTATTTAGTACTATCTGTTCCAATTGCTTCATATATCTTACCTACGAATGCAAAACGTGGATCTCCAGAGTTATGGTTACGTGCCAAGAAATTAAAGTTTTCTTCAGCAAACTCTGATATTGCTTGGTTAAGTTCAGCATCTTTACTTACTAAAGAATTACCTTTAACATCGTTATTATATTTAGCAATCTTAGATAGTAACCTCTGTGCTGCTTTACCATTTGGATTACCAGCAAGCATCGCTATATAATTAATAGGATGATTTAATAAAGACTCATGTCCTGAAAAGTATTGACGAAATTGCATTTCACCAATGTTGCGCATAATGTAAGCAATACGAAATGCTAATTGAGCAGTTCTCCAGCGATCACCAATCTCTGTAGAAAATACTTCTAAAGCCTGTTTAGCGCCATACTTTGTTTTACTATTAGTATATTTATTAATTAATTTAGAAATATCTTTAGTATCAGGTAAACGAATAACGTCATCTAAGAATTGATACTCATATATAGCCTGATCTGGAGCAAAATGATGTATTTCTCCATTTAACAAGTTTAAAGAAGGAACCTCGCCTTGTGCAAGACGTTCTGCTACATAGTTTTTAACTATAGCATTTTCACGACCAGTAATACGAAATGCATCTTTAACTGCTTCTTGAAGGGCAATATCTCCTGGTGCTAATCTTTGAGCAAGGGCTACTTGGGCCTTCTCAATTTCTTGAAATACAATACCAGAACGCTCACGTACATCAGTTGTAGATACAATACGATTGATTGTTGAATCAATTATATCATTAGGAATCTTAGCAGAAGACATCCAGTCTTCCATGCCATTAACTAATCTATCAACATCATCTAAAGGTAATACAACAGATTTAGTAAAATAACGACCAAAGTTCTTTTCAATCTTCTCCACATAGTTAATTGCTTTATATGCAACAGGAGGTACAGTTTTAAATATTGGGTTCTTTGCTGCTAATGCAGCCTCTCCTCTAAGAGCAAGAGAACGATAAATCTGAGGATCAGATGTAGGTGCTGCTAAATGTTTTAGAAATATAGAGATAACTTCATCAGAAGTTGTAGCGTCTACAAGTTCTTTGGTCATTTCAGCATCTAGTTTACGACCAAATAGGCGGTGTAAACGAGCAAAGTCTTTTTCATTTGCTACAATTTCAGCAATCTGATTAAAGCGTTTTCCTAGTAAGTAAGTAGCAGCCTTATCAACGTCGCCTTTTACAGCACCACCAAAGCCGTCTACAAGACCAACTTCGCTTCTATAAAACTCTTTTAAGTATCCAGTATCAGCAATCTCTGTTTGAAGATCCATAAGTTTGGCAATACCAATGTTTTCAGGATCATTCATTAACTGAACAACAAGGTCTGGATCTAATGCAGCATAATCACGCAAAATATCAATTTCTTTAATCTTACCATCAATACCTGCACGAGATGTTGCTGCTGAATCTAGGGCAGTTTTAGCCTCTAGGATCTCTTGTTGAGCACTTTTAACAGACTCAATTAACTTAGCACCTAGTTGAGTACCCATAGCAGCAGTACCATTTAAGGATGTTAGAGTATCGCTAATGCCTAGTTGACGAGCACCAATCTTAGATGCGTTGGTTATTACTACTCCACCTGTTCCACCATGGATAGCACGGATATTCACAAATCCGTCATATTTCCATATTTCTTGAACAGCATCAGAGACAGTACTAATTAGATTCTCATCTTTAGTCTTAATAGCGTATGACATCAAGTCAGCAAGCGTTTGACTTCCATCACTAAATAATAGGTTATCTGCAGAACTTTGTAGGAGATTATACCCAGTATCATTTTTGTTGATATAATCATAGATTGCTTGCTTAGTATAATCTGGAGTTGCTGCATCATCAGCCTTGGCATATAACTTGCCAAAGAGTTGTTCACGACGATCAAACTCAGCGATTCTCTCAGTTATAGGGGCATCAGTGTAGTTCTTTGTAACATCAAATAATTCTAATGGGTTATCTTTAGATACTGTGGCTACATATTCTCTTTCACCAAAAGCACCTAGTTTTAATTGTCCAGGAGAAGGCACTTCATCTAAGTAGATACCAGTAAATGCTTTGCCAACATTCTCATAATCAGCAGATAGTTGAGCAAGGTTGTCAATTACACCTTCTGGTGTATTGTCGCCAATGCTCTTTAATACAAAGTCACCGATCTTGCCAGTTTCAATAGTGGCAACAACATCAGCATTACCTTCTACCTGATCTCCACGCTTAATACCATAGTTTAATGCTTTCTCTAAACGAGTCTGTACAGCATTAGCCTTGGCTTGAGACTTCTTCTGAAGATTTTTTTCTGCCCTTAGGTATGAATTCTCTACGTTACGGAGAACTTTCTTTTCTTCACCTGTAAATTGTTTTAGTTGAGTCTTTTCTTCTTTTGTTAAATTCTTAATATCGTCTATCTTTGCAAGACGCTTTGCTTCTTCTACTGCTTGAGCAGAGGCTTTAGCACCCTGTAATTGTTTTCCACCTTTAATAATATTAGTTATAGTGCCAGGTCCAAACCACGTTGTAGGATCTGCACCTATTGCTAATGTAGCATCAACAATACCAGACATAACACGATATGGGGCAGTATTGGGATCCATGCCTAGAACATTTAGGCTACCACGACCAATAGTAAATGATTTACCATTAACACGACCATAAGCAGACATAGCCTTAGCCTGTCCTGCTCCTACCTTGCTTTCAGGTGATACGAAAAATCCACTACCAGTATCTACTGGACCATTTCCTGTAACAAGTCCACCAGTTGCCCGCAATAATTGACCTAGGTTAGTTGTTTCTCCAACTAATTGAGCAGGGTTAAAAGCGGTAAGCACACTAGTTACTGGTTTTTCGCCAGTAGATGCAGCGTATAGGTTTCTGCCTACAGTAGAAATATATTGGTAAGGTGCTTGTAGTGTAGCAAATGCAGCACGAGTAGTACCTTTTAGAATACTGTAAATGCCTTCACGAAAACCTTTATCTTTGTCTGCTTGACTTTTCAGGTTATCAACGTTTGTTAAGTCTTGCATCAATTGAGCAAAGCCATCAGCAGATGCTAACTTATCAACACCTTGGCTATTAGCATTTAAGCCTGCTTTGGCAGCACTAAGTAAATAATCTTTGGATTGATTAGGAAACTTTTTAAATAAAGATTCATAATTTAGTACTATTTGAGGATCAAGGCCAGAGATCTCTTTATTAACAAGGGTGTTCATATTTGCTTGGACAACATCCTGGTCAAAAAGGCTTGTATACTTGTACTTACTCCAATAGGATTGTAATGGATCAGCCATTAACGACCTTCTTGAAGGAATGCTTCTAGTAATCTACGATTCTGTGGAGTTGGATTAATTGCAAACATTGCTCTTGCTAAAATAGCAGCGTTATCTGGAGAATCTACTGGTTGAGATAAAATTTCTGGGCCTGCGCCAGGTGTATTACCTGCAGCACCTTGAGTAATAGGAACTTCTCCACCTTGCATTTCAGTAATCTTAGGCCTAGGTGCAGGAGTTACCGCTGGAGTAGAACTAACAATAGTACTTGGTTGTACAGTAGATGCACCAGATGCAATATCTTGTAATTGTGCAGCCTGTCCATATGCTCCACCTGTAGCATTTTGGATTTTTGCTTCTCTTTGAATCTTCTTTACACGAGATAAGTCTTCACGTTTTGCAAATTTACCTGGACCAGATACTGGTGAGATCATTGACATTGTTTAATTCCTTATCTAGCGAACTGTTTTTTAATAATGACTGGGCCGTTTGAATAAACATCCCACTTAATTGAAGTATTAATAGATTTTTCTATAATTTCTGCTGCTTGTTCCGCTGTTCTGGCCTTATCTGCGCCAAGAACTTCCATAGCACCTAGTGCTGTGTGTCCTCCGCTACCTGAATAGTAGATTTTAGTAGAGGTTCTATCCCAAGAATAATCAGAAAAAATTGGATATATGACACCATTGGCTACAACAATGAACTCTGAATCATGTGAAGCAGCCTGTCCATCTTCTTTCATGTCATAACCAGCATCTAAGAATAGTTTTCTCATAGAAGGTATGAACCTTGTAGTCATAAACTTATCTAAATCTTCATTTAATTTAAACCTAGGTGGCTTCCAACCAAATTGTAGAAGGTTAGAACCACGAGAAGCACCTGCTCCTGCTATAAGATAACTACCATTTTGAATTATCTTAGGAGTAATCATAGTCATTGGCTTACCATGATCGTCAGTTGATCGTGAATCGCAACCAACAACAGCCCAACCATTACCTTGAATTGCTGCTAGTGTTGTCATTGTCCCCTACTTAGTTATTGTTGTCCTTGTAATCCTGCCAATATACTCATTAAATCTTGTCCACCTTGTTGTGGGGTTCCACCAGAAGCGGATCCAGGAGTGGCTGGGGACAGGGGAGCCTGCTCTGCTGGGGCTTGTGAACCTGGTGGAACCGTTCCTGCCTGCGCTTGAGCCATCGCTTCTTCCTGCGGAGTAGGTGCAGGTGGCGTAAATACGGCTAGCGCAGCATTTTCTATGCTTTCCCCGTTTCGTGTGCGTGTGATAACATCAGCGATATTCTTAATCATCGCAGATGGATCTTGACCTTGTGCTGCCATAGCAGGAATTGCTTGCGCAGTTGATGTTATAGCGGCGGTCAAGTTAGCACGCATCTTTTCAATTTCAATTCGTTGTCCTTCTAGAGTTACGTTTACGCTCCATGGAAGTTCACGACGTATGAAGTCTTTAGATACTAGATCAGCACCAAGTGCTTGTAGTGAGAAGATTAGGGCTCGTGATGGGTCAAGTCCTGCCATCAATCCGTAACGAACTTCAACAGAAGTGTCGTTCTTGATGTCTTTGCTAGGTGTGTACTTTAACTCGTACGGAGTACCCTGAGCGACGCCTCTAACCGATTTCTCTACATCAAACACCACCTGGTCAACTTCAAAGCAAGCCTGAACGACCTCTTCAAAAGTTTCTGCCAGAATGGTTTGACCAGCCTTGATTTGTGAATCAAAGGCACCTAGTAGAGCCTGTACACCTTGGCCAGTAATAACACTAGCGTTGATGTTTCCAGTTCTACCTTCAGGATAACGAGCACCCAATCGCATTTCGCTTTGAAGTGCTGCTTGCTCCTGAAAGGCTGCTGCAGGGATGTCAAGTTTGACACGACCAACTGCGTTAGGTTGGTTAGTACGAATAATCGCATCAGGTCCCATAGGCAAATCTACAACATCAGTAGGAACAACCATAGGAGCCTGAATAGACTTCTCTGCTGCTTCCATACTTAGATTAGCAAAACGCGCTCTTGCTAATTGTACATACAATACATCATCAAATTGTCCACGAGGTTCTTCATCGATACCAGGTTTACGAGCAACGTATACCAGCATCTTGCCTAGTGGATTCTTTGCTGCATTTAATACTAGGTTACCACGGCTAGGTACATAAAGAACGATATTGTTCTTATCTGTATAGCGGATAAGTTCTACAACTGCATTAGTATTCTGGTTGTATCCAAGGTTTCCAAGGATAGCACCAGCATACTCAGGATAATCTGTGGCTAGTTCGCCAATTGTCTTCATGTATCGCTTTGCGTATGATACGCAGCGACCAAATCTATCAAACTCTGGATATGCTCCAATAGGATCTTCTACACGGATGCGTGGCATTCTTGATTCAAAATCTAATTCAATATGGATAGGTAAGAAGCCATATGTAAAGTACCAGTCAGCACCCCAGTACATCTGTGATTGTAGGCGTGAATTGTAAATATAGTTATTGGCAATCATGCCACGCTTGTCAGCAAATGCTCTAGCACGATCTGAGGATGTGTTAGTTGTCGAACAGTTAAAGGATGGTAGTGGAGCCAGTACCTCTGCAAGGTCACGGGCTGCAACATCTACGAAGTTGGCAACCATCGCTGAGTTCATTCCTTCTGGGAACAAGTCAGGGAATACCTCAGTCATCTTACCTTTACGTACAGCAAGTATGTCTGCCATACGGGCATCACGCTCTGCGTGTCGTTGTTTTAGATTCTCGACACGTTGAGAGATTAACTGAATATCAATTGCCATTAGTTTCCTATTCGTACATAGACATCTCGTAATCGTTTACATTTACAGTAAAGCGATTATCGATCTGCTTGCGAGTTGCCCATTTATTAGTAATGTGGGTTTGATTGATTTTACCATTATTGATAATTTCTCTTGCTCTTAGTTCACAGAACCATAGAGCCATAACACAGTCTGTAGGTCCTCTAGTGTCAGGCTTCCAAGTTATTAACTGTTGGATTAAAGCCTTGATACCTTCAGATCCATCCTGAGATGGTATCTCTATCAAGTTATTATCTTGGTGTAGATTATTGCGCATAGTGCCAAATAGGCCAGACATGGCTGCTACACCGAAAGAGGTGTCCCACTTGTTCTTACCAGTGAATTGGCTTGAGAACCGAATGCCTCGAGAGGCTAGGTATGAGTTTAGATCTGCGTCTAGGGCGTAAGCCTTCTGATGCGCATTGGTCTCAATTCTTAGTTCTTGAGGTTGGTATTTAGTAGACCAGTCCTCAATCAACTCCTGTATCTTCTGTGGAGTTGGATCTTTCATATTTTCAACATCTAATACATAACGCTTACGTGTCATGCGATCTACAGTCATTACAACTGCAGCGGTTCTTCCACTCATCGCTGGGTCTAGGCCCATGATAGTGTAGTAAGCACCTGCTTCTTTAGGATGGCCGGCAGCGCCAGGTTTTAGAGGTCCCCTCTTTCGCATCCTGTTGACTGACCCTTGGACACAGCCAGGGGAAAAAATAGAATCTTCTTGTACGTCCTGCTGTTGATATACCAAAGCCCAGGCAGAGGCCGAGACTTCACTTCTACGACGGAATAACGCTGGTCCGTCCCATTTCGGGTATAGCCCATTTTCATCAGGTAGTACCTCTTCCTCAGAACCTTCCCATGGTATATGGGACTTAGGCCAAAGAGTAACCCATTTTTCAGGATCCTCATCAAACTCTAATACAGCAGGACAGTTCATATATGTGAATGGTGTCTTGCCACTTGACCAATGGTCAGGGTTACGGATCTCTCGATAGAGATCATTGGATGCAATTCTGGTCCCCACAATGAGCAACTTACCTGCATCTCCAAGACGAGTGATAACTTCTCGCTGTAGCCACAGTAGTTGCTTCTCCCATTCATGAGCGTTGGTAGTAGTCACAACGTCGTCAAGGATAATCAAATCTGAACGAGCACCTGTAATCTGGCCTCCGATACCGAGGGCTTGTACAGTAGGGTCTTTTTCTGTAGAGTCACGAGCCACATAGATGCGGTCCGCTTTCCAGGAATCTGACTCTTCCTTCCAACCAGCAGCACTTCCATAGATGGCTTGCATCTTGGACCAGCGTTCATGGTTGAGGCGTTGCTTGATGGAGTATAGATACTCCTTGGCACGCTCCTGGGTTTTGGAGACAATAGTAATTTTAACATTCGGATTCATAGCGATCCGATATACACAGTAGTTGACTGTGATGACTGTGGACTTAGCATGTTCAGGCGGTACGTTTATTAGTAGACGCTTGGCTGAGGCTGGCTCATAGACCATAGATGAATGCTGCCATGAAGGCTCACGGCCTTCTAGGATATCAATCCAGTTCTGATGGTGTGGGAAGATGGGGCTATCTAGGAACTCCCTTGAGAACTCCTCAAAGCCAATCTTAAACTTAGCATCTCCTGAGACAATCTCAAGTGCCTTCTGTCCTTCAGTCTTTGCCTTATCTAGTTCAGCCATGAACTTGGAATCTTTCTTCCAGTCCTTGAGCACATCTGGCTTTCGGCCTGCCCTGATAATAGCATCCTGAAGAGATAGACCTTGCCTAGCATAGTCAATGACCTTTGCCTTAGCCTCCCTGAGGGCTACAACGTTATGATGCTCGACACCCGTCTTAGCACTCATAATAAAACCTCCATATATCCCCCTTCGTTCGGCGCTTCTTAAAAGCGCCTCACTACCCCCTAGGCGAGGAGCACATTAAGTGCTCCGAGAAAACTCACTAGGTACTTGCGTTCGTTTTACGGTACATATATACTAACCCGTTCAACTATGTTGAACCGAACGCTAGTACTTTAGAAGATATGGATAACCGCAGGTCAGAGCATATAATGAGTAAAAAATATATCCTGATAGTGTATACCTCCCGCGAGGCGAGTTTAAAGCATCGGGGTCTTTTTCCGATGCGTAAACGAGCCGAGCGAGGAAAGAGCGTGCTTTGCACGCCTTTCTGGGCGGGGTGCGGGGGCGCAGGGGCCGCATCTTTTAATAGGTCTGCGTAGCAGACATTAAATCCCGAGCGAAGCGAGGGCGATTTTTTGCATTATAAAACCCGCCTATCCCTTGCGGGATAAGCGGGCTAGTTTGTGTTGGCTGACTATCTGCTTCCTTTAACCATGCTTGCGAATAACTGCAAGGCTTCGAGTATCTCGGGCGTAGTTTGATCGACTTCCACGCTTGCGGATTTCTTTGGCTTGCTTGGCGCATCGACTGGCTTCAGATTTTCCCAACCTGTTTTGCGCTTCTTGGCTGGCTTGTCCTCTGCTTGCGCTGGCTTCTTGTTGTCCACGCCTAACACGCTGGCGAATTTAAGGATTGAGGATAAGGCGTTTAGTGAAGCGTAATCGCTTGTTTCATCATCGTACTTATCACGAAGGGCGCTGAGTGATGATGACGCCATAGATAAGCGTGATGATGTTGAGCCTGTTTTTGTAAGTGCAGACTCTAAGCGATTAACACATGATTTTGATGCTTCGGCAGACATTTCAAACATGTCCACGATTTCGGTTATTTCGATCTTGTTCATTTTCTGTCCTTTGTTTGGTTTTCTGCCGAGGTTTCGGCATTGAGATAACAGTATCAGAATTTCAAGCCATGACCTAATTTACGCTCATTTTGAGGCGTTTCTTGTCCGATATGTCCGTTTTGTCCTCTGCTCGTGGGTTTGTGTTGGTGATGTTTTCTCTACGGGAATCCAAGCGTATGTCCGAAATGTCCGATTTTTCCATACTCGCCTGCACGCACACGCACTACATTCATCGCTGCTACGCACACGCCTGTGCGGACACGCACAACATTCCTTGCTGTCGTACGCACACACCACACACCCACGAATCGTATGTGAAGGAAGGATTTTTATGATCTCTACATACGCACGCATTTTTTCTTTTATTCAGGGCTTTTTTGAACTTAAAAACCGATCTGCTATGATGGTTTCTTGGTGGTCAAAGGATCATCAAAAACTCTCTACGGGAGGTTTCCTTCATTTTCCACTCGTAGAGAGTTTCTCATCACACGAAAGGAAGTACCATGTACCTAGACACAGGCACAATGATCGCAATAATGATTGCGCTCACAGTAAGTACATCGCTGTTCATCACGACAGCGGTGCAAAACGCACGCCTAACGCAATCAAGAAATGCGTATCGTACTGCTTACCTACAATGGAATAGCATTATGAACGATACACGCATGAAAGACACACGCAAGTGAGTGCCGAGTTAGAGATCAAGTGCTGGTGTGGAGTAATTACTTACTCAGACGCTGATCGCATAGCACACGATTGCAACTACTATCCACACGACATCATCGAGCGTGATGAGTTATGGGAGAAACAATTATGAGTACAGGCTTACAGGGTACATTCGTAGATTACTATGCGAGTGTACCCACAAGCGATTGGTTCATGCTACTGAACCGAGATGATCTAGACGCACTTCTCGCCGTACGCATTACAACGGCAGGTTATGGCGTCTGCGATAACTGTGGCAAAGGCTCTGCTCTGTACGACACACAGACAACCACACGCCAAAGGACATACCTATGCGATCCTTGCACACGCAAGGCTTTGCGCTTTGATACAGACATCGAGAGCGCATACTCGAAGGTATTAAACCTCACAGATAGCGTTTCTACTGCGATAGACACGCTGTTTCCTACTGAGCATGTACCCAAGCACGAGGATACACGCCATGTATGCCTGTGTCATCGTATGATACTTCAAACAGGCGATTATCATGTTCCGTTTGAGTACATGACCAATACTGTTGAGGTTATGTACGATGACGAGAAGCGTACAGTACACCGCACATGTTCATATACATGTGGTGAGTGTGCAACTCCGCACTATGGTAATCAACACGCATACTTTGACGGCTCTCCTACATGTGCAACATGTTCGGATATGCTCAATGAGTCAGATGATTACTCGATGTGTGAGTATTGCAACGAGATGTTCAGTGATCTGCATTACTCAGATGCTCGTGATCGCAGCCTGTGTGGTACATGCTATGATGAGAGTTGGGAATGTGGTGAGTGCTACAATGATCGCACAGAGGGTGATGACCACGAGTGCTATCGCAACGGCTTGATCTACGATTACTCATACAAGCCTAGCCCAGAGTTCTACGGGAAGGCTGAGTATTACTTCGGCTTCGAGTTAGAGGTCGAGGATAACAGAGGTCAGGGCGTGGATGCTGGCGCTCAAGCGGTGATAGATCAACTCGGAGATCGTGTGTACTGCAAGCATGACGGCTCGCTCAATGACGGCTTCGAGATAGTTTCTCACCCACACTCATTCGATCAACTCGAGAACCTTAACTGGGATTGGCTAACACGCTTACGCCAACTTGGTTTCCGTTCATGGGATACAAGCACATGTGGATTACACATTCACATATCACGCACAGCCTTCACAAAGAATGGCAAGCGTGATGAGGGTCATGAGTTGCGGTTTCAGAAACTCATATACGACAACTCACGCATGGTCGAAGGCATAGCAGGTCGCTCAAGTTCTTACGCAAGATTCAAGGACAAGGGCTATCTCGTACCCAAGATCAAGCATGGACAACAGGCAGATAGGTATGAGGCTGTTAACTCATACAATGATGCCACGCTAGAGGTTCGTGTGTTCAGAGGATCACTTCGCAAGCAGAGGATTTTATCTGCTGTTGAGTTCCTACATGCAGCCACAGAATACACACGAGACATGAGAATAAACCCAAAGGACAAGCAACTATCGTGGTTTAGGTTCATGGCTTATGTGCTAGACAATCAGGACAAGTACGGAAACTTCACGCAAGTTGCGATGAAGGTGCTAGAAAATACAAGCGTGGGATCTAATTCCACAGATGAGGAAAACTAACATGTGTATGTTATGCGTAGTACCACCCAATGTATTACCTGATCGTGAGAAGTTAACTTACTCAGCGATCAACAACCCAGACGGCTTCGGGTTTGCTATTGTCGTGAGCAAAGAGAAGCGCATCATCACCTATCACACAATGAACGCTGATGATGCGGTCAATGAGTTCCTCAAGATGCGTGCTGAGTATCCGTCTGACTATGCACTATGGCACGCACGACTAGCCACGCATGGTGCAACTAACTTAGACAACTGCCACCCGTTCAAGGTAGCAGACAGCATGACTGTGCTTGCACACAACGGCATACTTCCGATAGATATTCCAACGGGAGATTGGCGTAGTGATACACGCATATTCGCAGAGGAAGTTCTCGCCAAGATAGGCGGTGTATCTGCTCTCGATAATCCACACATCTACAACATACTCGAGGAATACACATCAGGCTCTAAGGTGTGTGTGCTTACTGTTGATCCCAAAGCAGAGTATCAGATGTACCTGCTACACGACAACAAAGGTACGACAGACGAGAGTGGTGTGTGGTGGTCTAACGACAGTTGCTCGCCTTCATACGGCATCTACAACAAGTGGTATAGCAAGAGTGAGTTAGGCTCGTTCTACACCACAGCAGAAAACACATACGATAACGAGGAATGGCCATGTGTAGGATGCCAAACGCACTTAGTCGAGGATGATCTCATCATCCACAACTATGTGTGCCAAGTGTGTGATACCTGCCAATGGTGCGACATGGATACTGTAAACTGTATGTGCTACAAGAAGCCTACATACGAGCAATCACACAAAGCATACTCAACAGCATGGGAGTTCTAACATGAGTACACCGCCACTAAAAGCATACGCAACAATGGCAGACACATGCTACAAGCACTATGAGATCGCGCTATCCCAGCGCAAGATGATAGATGCTAGTCGTTGGTTGCTACGCTCACACACATATCGTGAGAAGGCTCAACAGTTGGGATACACAGATGAGAACGATTAACTGTGTGGACACTCGTTGCTACAAGTGTGATGTACCCATGTGGGTACCGATACACGATTACAACGAACAACGAAACTATTGCTACACATGTGGCATGGCAAAGATCGGAGTTTTGTATGCTCAAAATGATGCGTGAACGCAAGTGTGAGTGGGATGATCTCGTGTGGAAAACCACGCAGAGTGGTAATAAAACCACACGAGTTGATCTACTCGCAGGTGAGTTCATACACCTAGAGGAAGGTTGGGAGATAGACGGGCCTGTGTCTGTTTATCTCACATACCTACCAAGCAAGGACATCACTCGTGTTAGGTATAAGTCGTTGCCACACAGTATGTTTGATTTAGATAATCCGCTTGAGTATCCATGCGCTATGTGTGGTGCTCAGCGTGGTGTACAATGTATAGGCGATAACACAGAGTGTGCGTATCGTGTGTTCTTTATGAAAGGTGGTCTGTTATGACTATGCCTAACTTCGTGAACGAAGCAAGTTGCGCATACGATCCAAGTCCTGACGATTGGTTTCCCGAGATGAGTGCAGTTATCGGCGTGTACCCACGCTGGAAACTTAGGGAACAATTCTCACGCACACCTAGCGCCTTGCGTGCTAGGACTGTGTGTATGAGTTGTTCTGCGTATGATGAATGTTATGAGTATGCTTTATCATACAAGGACTTAGACGGGATATGGGCTAACACAGATCGTTTTGAGCGTGTGGATATACAGCGTGCTATGGGATTAGACCCACGCAAGTTGCCACCTGCTTACATCAACGAGATACCGCAATTCGTAGGGCAAGGCAATTCATGGCTACCAGTAGAAAGCGAGTGGGATGATGTACGAGAATAGTGAGTTCACAGAAGAAACTGTATGGGAACAGGCGAGATTCATAGCGCACCTGTGTGTGGCTACCCTTGCTGTCGTTTCACTATTGTTTGCGGTGATACTATGAGTGAGCAAGGCGTGTATCGTGTGAAGGCTAAGGCACTCATAACTGTCTATCGTGATATCTATGCGCTAGATGTACACGATGCTATCAAGTTAGCAACTGAACGCATTGACGAGTGGGAATTGTACGATTGGGATGAGGCTGATATCAAGCGTGTCCTAGATGTGGAATACCTGCGTGATGAATAAGGCTAAGCCTAATCCGTACAAGGCTGTTATTTATTTAGTCAAGCGTGTAGAAGTTGAGGGTCTGCTCGGGCGAGAGTTATCTCGTTCCGAGTGGAAACTCGCTAAGAGTATGTTCATGAACGATAAAGAATTGTGGATGCGTGTAGACGACACACTTATGTTAATTGCTGACGAGATCGGCAAACAGAGAATTTAACTGCGCATACACACTAAGACCCCTGCGTACTGTCCTTGCGTGGGGGTTTTTTTATTGCCCATTCACCTGTCTGATGTTGGCACGCACAATCAGCGTATTCACAATTCCTGTGTGCTTCGTGTGCTAGTTGCTCACGCCCATAACTATTCATCGTGCCACCCGTTATACATGATGCACATATCACGCGAAACTCACACCCTCAGGCTCAGCAGGAGTTTGTGTTGGTTCTATCCATTCCTTGCTGTCAGGCTCAGTATTAAATGCTGGCACACGAACATTAGACTCTAATATGTTTGCGTATTGCTCAAAGGCATCTAGAAATATAAATAATTGTTGTGATAGTTCATAGATGATACCCTCACACGAAGATATAGCATCAATTAACTCAGGATCTTGCGACTTAATCCATTCATCATTGTTCAGATGCGTCTGTATCGTCTGGTATATCTTCTGTAATGCCTGTGTTGACATCGTTTTGCTCACTAATTTCCTCCTCTGTGTAATCGCGTTCCTTGCGTGGATAATTCCCACCAAGAAAGTTTAACATATTTTTTAATGCTCTGTTCACACGCATACGCACAGCATCCGTAGACGAGGATACTTCAGATGCTATCGCACCCATCTCAAGCCCACTTGCGTAGCGCAAGAATATCATACCTTGCTGTTCCTTGGACAACTTGTTGTACGCCTTAGTTATATCAGCACACATAGCAGGCCAGTTGTTGCCCTCTGAGGCAACCTTTTTCACGTTGCTAAAACTTAGATCACTCAAGACGGGTGCTTCTCTTACGCCTGTTAATACAGCAGGAAGTACGCTCTCAAGTAATTGTTTATCGTAGTAATAGTTATCCTCTACACGATAGCCAACAACCTTAGCCTTTTCCCTCTGACAGTAATCTTTTGCAGCATTACGTAATGAGCGTGCTATAAGTTTCACAGATTGCTTGCTGTCAAGTTCAGTCTGCCAATGCTTAACCTTTTTAGGATGGGTTAAGAACCATAGCCATAACTCTTGGCGCAGATCATCTACTTCAACCATGCGATACTTGCGTGTGTATTCGTAGGCAATAGATGACACTACACCATCGTAATCTTCGATCATTCTTTTTACCACCGCCACGTCTTGCCTTCGACAGTAAACGAATTCTTAATGATTGGAACAATCTGCGGAGTCACATTCTTGCCATCAACATGCAGGATACCAAAGCCTTGTTGCCATGTAAACAGACCGGCCTTGATGTATTTAGCGTGCTTAACATTCATGAGATGTCCAACTTCCATACCCCATACAGCACGAGATCCATTAGCCCATGATTGAGTGTAATGAGCAAGACCCATACGATGTGTGTGACCACATACGACTGACATTCCTGAACGCTTCGCGAGTCCGAGAGCAGTAGCCCCTGCTGTCGGTTGTACGTTACCCTCATCGCCATGCATTAGTAACCAACCTGGAGCAATCTCGACAGGTCCATGATAATAATTGATACCAAGTTCATCTAACTTAAGAAACTTTTCAATCTCTAACTCTGGTAGTCCAAGAAACCCAGGTGCAGATGAGCGTAACTTATTGAACAATCTATCTGAATGGTTGCTACGTACAATAGTATCAACAGTTAACTGTTCAAGAATCTTTACAGTAGTATCTCTGTCTTTACCTATCGATCTTTCCCATTCAAGTTCAGTACCCTTTGCCCAACGGCTGATACTCTGGAAATCTATTTCATCTCCAACCGATACAACAGAATCAGGTTGGTATGCATAGATAAACTTCTTGATTGCATTGACCGCATCCACATCGTGGAACGGGCTTTGTAAATCTGAGATTACTACTATGGCTTTACTCATTTGCACTCCGTACAATAGTTATCAACTCTTACATTTTCGTAAGATGTATGATAGATGGAACCACAATGGATACACACTACTTTAACCTGACCATTTCTATCGTTTTCAGCCCAATAAAAAGGGTTCCTAACTCTTAGATTCATTTCTTTTTTGCTCTTCGTTTATTCTCTAAGGCAACGTTCTTGCTCTTAGATAGTACTCGTAGATTTTTCATGCCATCACGACCAGCACGACCACCGTTATCTTTATGATCTACCTCTTGATCTTTTCGTAAGGATTTACCTGTGGCTTTTTTATAGTCCACACGAGCCTTATTGCTAGAAGTAGTAACAGTAGTGCCATCTTTTTTCTTACGTTTAAATACATAGATCGGCCTACCGCCATTCTGTTTACTACCTTTGTATGGTCCAAATATTTTCATTTAGTCCAGTCTCCTCTTAGTACTAGCAGTCCTATGACTGCGTAGTTTGCCATATCTTTGAATGAATCCTCAAGGGATTCGTGTTGAGGTTGAAAACCTCCAGTATCTTGCATGTATTCGTATAAGTTATTTATACGTGCCAACTTGTCATGCATACGAACTCTAAGTCCATTGATAGCACCACCTGGCGCTTCGGCAATATTCTTAGGGCCGTAATCCTTATGTTTAGATAGCAATAGTTTCTCTAGTTCATTGAACGTATCGCTTAACGCTATCTCAAATTCTTTACTTATCATCGTGCTCCTTTAGTAATTCCTCTACTCCCTGCACCAAATCTGCTGCAAGTTCTACTGTATGCGCTTCATTTATAAACCTATGTAATGTTTCTTCACCTTCTGATGCATTAACTAATGCCAAGGCAATAGATTGAATCAAGTCATATAGATTATCTAGGTCACCATGATCTATTAGATGAGCCATCTCATCAAGTATGGCAAACAGTTCTAATGAGTACTGGCTACTTAAACGAACCTTCCATTCAAAACTTATTTCACAGTGGTCTAAGAATGTAAATAAATCAGGTGTGAGAAAGTCACAATCCTTGCACTTATATCCTTTTTCTGTAGGTATCAGCATTGTCATTGTGAGTTAGCCACCTTCTGCGTAAAGTACTCAGCACCATGCTTGAGATACATAGAGTTAACATCTTCACCCTCAGGCATCTGAACAGTAATGACGTTACCTAATTCTCTAGTCAATGATTTAGAAAACTCATGCCCTGCTTGATCTCCGTCAGCAAACATGAATACCTTGTCGAAGTCTGCTAGTAATTTCGTATAATGTTTTTTCCAATTGTTTACTCCAGGCACTCCGACGGAAGGGAGACCACAAACATAATCCAACGTGATCGTGTCAATCTCACCTTCACAAATACAAATGTACGATGAGGCTTTGAAGAACGCTCTCGTATTAAAGAGGTGTGTAGTTGCACCAGCCAAGCCCATGTACTTTGGTTCTTGCGAATCCATAGACCTGAACCTGAGGTCAACCACACCCGTACGTGTAATGTACGGAATAGACAACCTATTTTCATATTGTTCATGCCCCGTAATTGGATCTAGCACGACGCCCAATCCCACTTTGCGGGCTATCTCCAACGAGATTCCCCGTTCTCCGAGGTAATCCTCCGCTTCGTGTACTGCTGCTGCGTAATACTTGGCTGCTTTGCCCAGAGATTCTCTCTGCAAACTTGACTGCTTCATAAAACTTTAGCCCCTCTTTCCCCATAATAATGTTATAAGTGTTTCCCTTAACTTGACAGGCGAAACAACAAAATACATTTTCTCTAGTGTTGACTGTGGCCGATCTATGTGTGTCGTCGTGGAAGGGACATCTGATTGATGACCATCCACTTCGTTCAGGTACTTTTGCTCCATAGTGCTCCAGTATCGGCTTAATCGGTAACACATCTACATGATGTGACTTTCTTGATCCATTGGTTGAAATCTTCCACCACCCATGCTTGATCGATGCCTGCCATCCTACGCTTAACTATAACATACGATGGTGGTACCTCGCTAAGTGAACGTGCCTCTGCATAATGCTTTGCTTCGATAGTTGCTTCATTCCAGAACTCAGGCAACTTTAGCGCCTTAGTCGCCTTGAGTTCCAGGATATAAGTTTTACCATTGGCAATAACAACAATGTCGCCTTCGTCTTTTGCGCCAGCCTTAGTTAATCTTTCAGCCATTACATTTTTAGAACGCAACCATTTTAATACAGTTGTTTCAAATAAAGAACCTTTGCGACCATTCTTGTTTGCCATTTAGTCTTTAATACCAACCCTTTCGCAAGTGGTGTTGAAGCGCCAAAGTAGGCGTTTTATACCGTTTTTTGATGTATTTTATACCCAAGTCAACTTGCTGAGTTGGGGTGGTATCTTCTGACATACGTAGAATTTGGGGTATTCCGTATGCAGTAGACTTTGGATTATCTGCTGTGTAATCCCAGCGAGATTCCTTAGACCAGAGTGTTAATAAAGATTTCCACTCATGATCGTTCCAACCTTGTAACTTTACTTTCATCTTAGCGTAACGCTTAGCGAGTATTTTACTTTGACTAATTGTGAGTTCTTGTTCTTTGCATTCTGGTTTCGTAGGGGTTAGGACCATCATAGTCGCAACCGCACTTTGAGGCCAGAAACCCGCAAAGACCACAAAACACATCAATATGTATTTGAGGTTGTTTTTCTTCATAGTCTCTCCTCTGTTGGGGCTGTTGCCTTTGTCCCACAGACAGCACACTCCATATCGATAAAGTATGAACTTATTGTTTCACTATCGTCATCCCATTCGACTAATAGTTTCCATATATAAGAACCGCAAGGACATACTTTGGTAGGTTCACCACGTATATCCATTGATTCTTTATAGTCTGGTTTTAATTCCCAGATATCCTTGGCGCTCATAATCTTTCAGGTATATCGGAAACTTCCATCACTTCAGGATTAAATTGTAGCCAGAACGATGTATCGCCAGTTGGATCTGCTTTGCCGTATCTGTTTTTAACAGGTGCGACAGCAATATATCCAGGAGCGTTACTTCCGACAGTTAAGATCAAGGCTGGTAGTTGTGCTACCATTCCTTGTAATGCTGATCGTGGCTGACAAGGATTGCCAGGATACGATTCCTTCGTATGGTGAAGGAGAAGAACTGCAGCATTAGTATCTCTTGCAAGATATTTCAGTTCTTTAATTGTAGAACGCATCGCTGCGAACTCTTCGCCACTATCATTAGATATATCAATTAGATTATCTATAACGATTAAAGTTGGCGGACAACCCCATAGTTCTTCAAAAGCAGATACTTCCATATCTAAATCAGCCAATGTTGGCGCTGAGTCAAATGACCAGAAGATATGCCCTGAATGTTCATTGATAGTCTTACGAGACTCCTCAACTGAATCTATGAGCATCTGTTCAGCCATTGATTGTGGCTGTCCAGAAATCATTGATAGCAAACGCATAGCCATAGTGTGGGCATTGGTGTCTGCACTTATGTAAAGAGTAGGAACTTTAGTTCTTAAAGCAACTGCAAGGGCAAGTGTTGATTTACCTGCCCCTGGAGTTCCTGCAATCATAGACACTTCTGCCCGTCGTATGACGATTTTATTTACGTCAAAGGTACGGAATACAGTTGGTAATGGTTCACCACCGATATCCTTACTACCTACGGCACGGGCTAAGGTTCTCATTAACTAAAACGAATTCCAATCTGCATCAGTACGTCGGATCCATACTGGCTCACATTGGTCAGGCGTTCCCTTAGGAGATGGACACATGAACGCTTTCCATGGACCCTTTGCCCCAGCACCTGTTCGCTTAGTCATCTCACCATGTTTACAAGCACGACTTGACGGACCTGTACTTGGTGAAAATGTTTGTGTTGGTGTTGCTACTGGCCTAGCACCTAGACCTTGTGCAAGATTACCTACTGCTTGTTCTACGCTTGTAGGTGCTCCTTCTAATGAAGATGCCATTGTAGAGATTAGATTCTCTGCACCGATATCTCCCAGTATCTGAGTCAAGTTACCCTTGAACCCATCGGCTGTATCTCCTGCGATCAAGAAGATACGACCATCATTTAACTTAGCACTAACTTGGAAGTTAGCATTAGCCATTGTTTTGCTCCTTATCCGTGTATTTTCCATTCATAAACTTACAGTGAGACAGTACACCACATCGACCACAGTTGCTTAGATTAGGCAGGAAGATCTCAGCCTTACGAGCCTTATCAAAGCCAAGGAATATTTCCTCTACTTTTTCTGTTGCTAGATGTTCTAAATTCCATATAGATACATGTCCAGTTCGTGCATCCCAAAAGCCTGCTTTGTTCACTTCAAGGCCATCCATCTTGCGCAAAGCCCACGCATAAGTAGCAAGTTGAAGTGGGTGCCTTTGGGATGACGCCCCTGTCTTTATATCAAGGAGGACTATGTTGCCATCGAAATCCGTCATCACTCGGTCAATGGCCATTTTAACAGTTGTATCTACTAAAGGAACTTCATACTGTTTTTCTACATAGTCTTTATAGATGCCCCAACCATTGGCACGAAAGTCCGCCCAACGCTCCAGCATCCATAAACCTTCGCCGTACCACCACGACATATCTTCACGACCACGGAACTGCCAGTCATTCATGTCGCCGTTTATTTCTTCATCTTCTTTAACCTGTTGAAACCATGCTTCATTCCATAGTTCTTCAAGGGTAGAATACTTTAGGGGATTTAAGTCATAGAGTTCTGTAGCCTTATGAACGGCAGAACCACCAGTAAACCAAACAGCATGTCCTTCTTGGATACCTTGAAGTTTAGTTAGATTATACTTCCAGCCACATTCTAGGAATGTACCGAGAGACGAGTAAGAAACATGTTGCGGTAAATTGTTCATACCGTAATCATACTACACCGTATTTGCTACCGCAAATCGAAACGATGCCTGAACCCTGAATTTAAGAAATGCCCCCCCACCCCCCAAGAAAAATCTTGGTTGGTAGAATGGCTGGTTAGGCTTTTGCCGTCACCCGTCATTTGAAGTTTCTGCCCCACGGTTTCCCGCATGGGTATAATATATGATAATCAACCAAGGCGCAAAACAACAAAAAGCCCCCCTTGCCTATGGAATTACCTTAGGTAGGGGGGTTAAATGTCTTAAAATGGCCTTTAAAGGCTAATTAGGGGTACTTATTCGGCTCCTATGCCGTACTCTTTTTCAGTCTTATCAGCCCATTTAGCCAATGGAGCAGCCAATGCGCCAATTAGGATTGCTTGCTCTGGGGCAAGGTCGGCAGCAAGGGCTAATCCCATTGTAACTGCTGATGCTAGAACAGCACGGATATAAGATTTAAAAGCAGCCTTTGTCTTAGGGTCTTTTAATTTAGCAACTAAGTCTTTCATTTGTTCTCCTTCTTAGGCAACGGCTTTACTGCAGCCTTTACCTTGTTGAGTGTTGTTACATTTCCCAACCAAGGGAACCAGGGCGCTGTGTTATTGCCTTGATTATCTTTGATGGAAATATGTAGATGTTTATTATGTGGATTGCTACCAGTATATTTAGATTCGCCATTACTGACGGACCAAATTTTACCAGTAAAAATTAAGTATTTAACTCTTGGGTCTGATTGCAACTTCTTATAAAGGTCAAAACAATCTATACCATTGGCTGGGTCGTGAGTTAAATCTACGGCGTAGCCTGTATTATGGTCTGAGTTAGGACTCTGATTTAGGTGAGCAGCAGAAGGCAAAAGTCCGTCCGAAGCCTTCTTGCGTTTCGGTCTTAATGCCGTCGCCTGGCGCAATACAGCAATCGCAGCAGGTGTGGCTTTCTTGACAACAGTTGTCATTTATACTCATTTCTTTAATGCTTGTAATACTAAGTCTGTTAAAAATTCTACTTTATCGTCTAGTTGATTAACCTTATCACGAAGACTTGAGCCACCATTTGGTTTAAGTTCAGTAAGATAATGTTTTACCATCCATCTAACTGCAGCAGCAAGTGCTCCAACAAGTGTGGTTATTGCTACTAATAATGCAGCCCAATCTTGCATTGTCATTATAAGACCGTTCTAACTGTGATGGTTAATAAACCGCCAAACCCGTCATAGCGAGAACTTGGTGGGGTTTTGCGAGCAAATGATACACGCTCAATAAGAGCCTGTACTCTTTCGCCAGTAGTAAAATCTTGTACGTTTATAATATCACCATTGGCTTCAATGGACTCAATGACTTGGATACGCTCCCATGCACGGCCTTCATAGCCAGCCAGCACATTGTATCTATCGGTTTCCACGTCAAAGCACCAAACAGGGAACTGAATCAACCGTTGGCGTTTAGTTGCTGGAAGAGATTTTGCTTGAAAGCCCTTAAATATAGGGCCTAGGCTGGTATCGCTTGCGCTACGTGAGAGCGTAAATTTGTATGATATATATTCTTGTGGACCCTCAGGGCTTAGTGTGGCAGCCTCAGGAGATCCAGTAGTAGAGTTATAAGTTATAACTGCATAAGGATTATTGTTGGAATCTATTGTGGCTATATCCATAGCGCCATTAGAATAAATGCCACGAGCAAGTATAAACTTGTAGTTCTTAGGTTCTAAAGTTCCATAACGTACTGCGCCTGTAGTTAAATATCCATTAGATACTAAAGCAGTAGCAGATTCTAAATATATCGCTCCATTGGTGGTTTTATGAGCAGTGCAGAATGCTAAACGATCAGTTGCTCCAATAAAAGTTACACCAGTTGTATAATGTTCTGATGTTTGAGGAAATTGTAAATCATTAGCATAAGCAAATCTAAGAGATTCACCCTCAATTGTAGTGCTTAAGTCAATTCGAGTAAGACCTGCGTCTATTGCTCCAACGCCTGTACCGCACCATACGAAACGATCACGAGCAGTAAAGTCATATACTGGTTGGGGCGTTTCTACAATTAATGGACCATATCCTATAGATCCATCTTGTGGATCAATAATAGAAACACGCACACCCTTGTTAGTACCAATTATCATATAACCAAGATAGTAGAATATTTTTTCGACTATTTCCCCTGGAGGAAATTCTGCAGATACTACCGCTGAGGTAAGTTGAGGCATACCGCCTAAGGTTGACAGTACATACTTTTGAATAGTTGAATATATACCTGAATGGCCGGCAGTATAAATAGCAGGACCAGAGGCAGCCACACTTGTATAGTGATAATTAGTATTAGGATTAGTATAAATAGGAGCAGGTAAAGATGTGGCAGATGTAGTTATTTCATAAACTTGATTGTTGACGCAAAGCACAATACGGTCTTTAACAAATTCCATTGTTGCGTAAATAATTTCAATATCACTACTTTGGAACATTCGGGTAACATCACCACTTGCAGATGGGTTAGATGAACCAGTAGTTGAATCACCAGATAATGGTTTTTTAAACATAATAAGACGTTGGTTAGCACCTACAGTTTTATTAGTTACCCAGTAAGCATTAACGCCATCATCACATATAGCAAACACTTTTTGGTCAGTACCAGAAGTGTAATCGATAAATTTAGTTACAGTTCCATTGGTTGATATTTTTTCAACATCAAATTCATCGTGTAGTAATACGCCATTTGTACTAGACCATTGAATAGAGCGAATATGTTGATTAGTATGTTGATGATCTGTACCCACAACTTGACCAGTAGTTGCATGGGTTGAAATTGCTTCTTTAAGTAGAGATGCTTGTCCTTTAGTCCATACGTTTATACCTTGAGAATCAGCAAAACGATATCCAGTAGATTCACCTGAGGTAGGATCATAGAACTTAATACCTGAGCCACCATGAAATGATGATTGAGAACGAATCCACCAACCAGTAAGTGATTGCTCACCTGGTTCTTTAGAGTTATCAAACTGATCTTTACGATAAGGAGCAGTCTCTCTTTGATATGGATTTAAATCTGTTGGTGCTAAGATAAATGGGATGCCACCTATAGCAATATCATAACCTTCTGCGTTATTAGTCCAAAAACCTGAAACTCCAGGGTTACCAACATTGACTGGTAAGCCTTCGGTTATATCACGACCTGCCATTAGGATTCCTCTGTAATTTCTGCCTGATAAACAGGCTCAGCAATAGTTTCAAACTCTGTGCGACTGGTTTCTACATACTCACCCTGACCACAGATATTGCACTTAGTCATTATCTGAGCATCATCATTGTTGCGAGTTTCTACATAGTAATGAGAGCAACACTCTGAACTGTATTCGTATTTAATAGCCATTAGAACTCCTTAGTAGTAAAGAAAGACAACGCCGTTACCGCCTGAGCCAGCAGTGCCACCTGTTGAAGCACCGCCTCCACCACCTCCGCCTGAACCACCATTACCGCCAGCATTAGAAGTCGCATTAGCGCCAGCGCCTGTGTAACCTGCACCGCCTCCGCCTCCGCCAAAAGTTATTCCTGTTCCTGATGAACCAGTTCCGCCAGCGTAGAAATCACCAGTTCCACCAGCACCGCCTGTGCCAACACCTACTGTTCCTACTGCTCCGCCACCACCGCAAATGAGTCCACGACCACCAGTACCCATAGTTAAATTTCCCGTTGCGTTACTACTACCCGCACCGCCACCTGTTGAAACACCTGGATTAGTATTAAGTGTTGAAACAGCACCTCCACCTGATGCATAACCA